ATACACCTCTGCCCATAAGAACATCAGCTTTAGTTACTTTTCCATCTTTGTTTAAGTCAGGAAAGCTTTTTTTCTTTTTCATTTTTTTCATGATTTAGCTACCTTTTTTGCTCGTGCAGACAAGTCTTTAAAATGTACTACAGGTTTTGATGTTTTAGTATGAGTTTTTCCTGTATGTATTTTACCATTAGGCATTTTATGTACTGCACCTTTAAACTCTTTGCCTGTTTTAAAATAATGCTTGGTTTTAGCACCCATTAACATTTACCTGGTTTTTTCTTTTTCTTTTTCATTGGTTTGCCATATGCCATTATAATAACCTCAATATGTCGTTAAATTTATCACTCATCAAAACAAAAACAACAATAGCCCCATAAGCTATGTGCCTAAACTTTGATAAATCTGATTCTATTTTAGAAACTTTTTCGTTTACTGATCTTACTTCTAGCATCATATTATCAATATCTTTAGCCATATGTGCTAAGTGATTCGTCTTAATAAGATTTACATCCTGTTTAAGTAATTCTATTTCTGTTTTGATATCCTTATCGTTCATGCTAGTGGCAACCTCTTGCGTTTAGGGTACATCGACAATGCCATAGCTACAGCTTGTTTTTGTGGTTTCCCCTCTTTTTTTAATACTTTTATCTTTTTAGAGATTAGCTTTCTTCTTTCAAGTTTGCCATGACCTGAAGTTTTAGGGTAAGCCATTAGCTTGGTCCTATGCCAATAGGTCTGTTTTGAACTGCTTCTAGGGCTAGTTCTTGCTCATTGAGTTCAAGCTGTGATTTTTTAATCTGTAAGTCTTGTTGTTTTAGAGCCAAATCAATAGCAGCTTCTTCTTGTTTTAATTTAAGTTCTTGTGCTTTAAGTTGTGTTTCTATCTCTAATTCTTTAGCTTGTAGTTGTAGTTTTTGTAACTCAACTTGTGCTTTTTGTGCAGCAACTTTTTCTTCTAGTGTTGGCTCAGGTGGTGCTTTCGGTGGCATCATTTCAGGATTAGAAATAAATTGGTCTGTATTTTTATATCCTGCCTGTGCAATATATTCACTTACTGCGTTATATAAATTCTTAGGTGTAACAAGACTGCCCATAGCTCCATTTTGGACTAATGTGCCAAGTATCTGCATAATAGATGTCATAGTTGTTGTTTTGGATTGTTGTGATCCACTTCCCACTCCAACATTAACAGTACAATTCAGTTTTTCTTTCCATCTTGATACATCAATCGGTACAAATTTACCATTGAGATAGAAGATTTTCTTTCTGTCTTCGTATCTTTGGACAAGAGCATAGATATTTCTAAATAAATCTTTGACTCCAGTTTCTGCAAAAATACGTGCAATAAGTTCTACTCGTTGCATTGCAGACTCTGTAGCTGCTGAAATCGCACCTGACGTCACATGTGAAGTTAATACATCAGGATTGAGACCTTGGGTCATTTTAGATACGCCACTTCTTTCTTCTCTAATACCATCTAGGTATTGAACCATTTGAAATGCATAAGGTTGAATCTGTGGTGTAGGTAAAGCTGTAACAGCCCCTGGTGCTCTCATTCTAACAATACCACCTGGTCTTGATGTTAATAAATCATCGAGTTCTACTTGTCCTGCAAGTACAGCATATCGTGCATTATTGGTTAGATACATGTTATCTAACAAGTTACGCATGATAGTTGACTTAATGAGTTGGATATCTTTGACAGTATCTGCAATACTCATGCCATAAAACTTGTGAGGTATCGGTAGTGGACAGATAGCTGAGAAAGGAATCATGTCGATTTCTTCGTTATCTAAGATGTATTGTCCACCTTTAGTAATTTTTCTGAGTTCTGCTATACCATCGTTATCGTAGTCGATACGCATATAACATTCATCTATCCAAACCTTTTTGTTAGGTCCTTCACCCTCAGATGGTGGTACTGAGTCATCATCATAGCTAAATCGTGCTAGTCGTTCTTCATTTAACTCAGCTTCGCTATTGGCATAGCTTGGTATCTCATTGATGATTTTAGGATCATATCCTTGTTGTATAAGATCACTTACAGACCTTTTAACTCTATGGCATACAAAGTCTGCATCTTCTAGTGATGCTGCTCTACGTGAAACTAAAAATTCTTCTGGTGGTACAGCACAAACCCTAACCTGTCCATCAGTATTGGTTTTCTTAACTTTAACATCGTGTTCTACGACTTTTGGGCTAACTAAAGTGCCAAAATCATCAGTAACTGCTTTTTGAACAACAACCTCTGTGTGTTCTAGGATATCCATATCATCACTAGCAAGAATGGATTGATACTCAATCTCAGTTAGGTTCGTATACGTTTCAGTTGTAACCTCTGTGCTTTCTTCCCAGTAATGTTTGATTACACCTGTTTTGCTTATAAGGGCATCCTTAAAGGCATCATAGAGGACCTTAAACCCATTATTTTGGCGATTAAATACATAGTTGCAGTAGTTGGTAGCCTGTTCTGCCATTTCAATGTCTTCTGGACCTTGTGGCTCGAATTCAGCTACATTGTTGTGAGTCGTAAAAATACGCATCAAAGATGGCATAATGTACTCAACTGTATCTCTTACATCAGTAGTAACGATTTCTGATCTGCCATCAATCTCATTACCAAATGGCTCACCCAAATAATATTTCATCGCATCTTCTCTTTGATTAGAGAGTTCAGTATTTGCGTAACCTGTAGCTCCTTGTATCTCAGAGTTAAGTTGCGAGACTAATTCGTCTTCAGTCATTTTTCTTGGTTTTTTTGCCATTCTTTACCTTTAGTGATTGTAATTCTTTTTCCATTTGTTCTAGTCTTTCTTCTAGTTCTTGAAGTTTGAGTGCCATTTGAGCAGGTGATGCTATTAAATTAGCCATTATTTTTTAAATCTATCCTTCAATCTTTGTGCAGCAGTTTTTCTTTTATCAGGAAGACTGTCTAATACATCCCTAAGAGTATTCCTACCCATATCAGCACTTGTTTTTTGTATTTCGTTACGAAGAATTTTTTGATTTTTTTTGTATTTTTTTATTTCTTTCATCAATTCTTTGTCTACATTCGGCATTTATATCTCCTAAACTATAGCGACATCTGGTCCTAGTCTACCTTTGCTATTCCACTTAGATGTCTCTGTTGTACTGTGTCTTAGACTCATAACTGCATATCGTGTAGCAGACATGATGTCATCTTTAATTTTAACTATTTTGCCATCTTTACGATGATATAATCTGTATTCCTCAAACCAGTCATAACAGGTGTTAAAGACCTTAAATTTGCCTTGTTCCATGCGAGATAACATCTCCATGATCCCTGCTTCTACTGAATTACCCCCTTTCTTTTCTCCCAAAGCTGGTGGGTTTTCAAAGTGAAAAGGCAGCATATTAACATGAGCTGTACGATATTGTTCAGCTAGGGTAATGCCACTTCCTTTATCGTGTTGATATCCATCATGAGGAAAGGCTATCGGTATATAGTGGCTTCCTTCACGTTGGTTGATATGTGTTGCATGGTAATCAGGTGTTTGTTTTGACATCTTGTAGGTGTCGTAGATATACACGATATCCTCATCCCTATCCCATGCTACCCATACGACTGCTGTTGGATGGTCATACCCAAAATCGAGACCTGCGATACGAGGGTAATGAGAGGGTATAGTAAATGGTTCGCAGGTCAGATTGTCCTCTAATATCGGAAATACCAGACCACTACCTATCATTGGTATTCCTTTAGACCTCATGTCTCTCTCATGAGGTGGTAATGCTTGTAAAATCTGCTCTTTCATGTCATCGGTTAGATGGTCGGCATCTTCCCATCCTGCTGTAATCAATGCCTGTTTTGACTTAAGTTCCGATGTAAAATTCTGTACTACCTCTGTCATACCTGATTCTGGGGTAAATGTCATATAGACTTGTCCTTGCTTGTCTAGGGTACGAGTTATACATTGTGAATAGATATCTTGAGGTGGTTCTTCGTCTAGCCATACTAGATCGATACTCTCCCCCATAAATTTTTCAGCACCCATTTCATAGGCTTTAAAGGCAACACGAGACCACCCACCACTTTTATGTTTAACAAGGA